GATGCAGACAAAACATTTAAAGAGCAGGTTTGCCGTCCAGCACAGATGAGACTTGAGAAGAAAATCAATGCAATTATTGAAGAAAAGACAGACGCCTTAGTTATTAAATTTAATGAGCTAAGCCTAACTGATGAAATTTCTCAGAGCCAAATTGATGAGATTTATCTACGCATGCAGGTTCTGACTCCTAATGAAGTTAGAATTAGAAAGGGCATGATTCCCCTAGACGGAGGAGACGAAGTCATAGAATTAAAGCCACAGCAAGAAGCAGACCAAAGAGCTAAATCTACTGGTAATAAAACTAGAGATCAAGAACGTGCCAAGAATGCCCCAGATAAAAATGGGGAGGGTAGAAATGCCAAAGGCGACGGTCCAAAAGTCAAATAACTTTACTCAACTGCTATTTGCCTTTTGATATATATACCTATAAAATTAAGCATATGATTATCGAAAAGTCTAACTGGTCTAGTGATGGAGAAAAACTCCATCTCTCAGTACCCTTTACAAAAGTAAACCGTGAACAGAGAACTGTATCAGGATTTGCAACATTAGACAATGTTGACCAAACAGGCGACGTTGTTACAGCAGAAGCAAGCATGAAGGCATTTGAAAATTTCCGTGGAAATCTTAGAGAGATGCATCAGTCAATTGCAGTAGGCAAGGTTATTGGATTTAAGCCAGAGACATACTACGATCAAAAATCACAAACATTTTATAATGGAGTCTATGTAACTTCATACATTTCAAAGGGTGCACAAGATACTTGGGAAAAAGTTCTTGATGGCACTCTTTCTGGTTTTTCAATTGGCGGAAAAATTAACGAATCAGATAATGAGATTAACAAGGCAACTGGAGAGCAAGTAAGATTTATCAAAGACTATGATCTTGTTGAGTTGTCAATAGTTGATTCACCAGCAAACGAACTATGCAACATTTTTTCTATTGAAAAAGTTGGTGGCAAGATGGTCTATAAGGGAATAGCAACCGAAGTAGTTGCTGAAAATATTTTTTATTGCGAAGAAAGTGATTCTGTATTTATATCAACAGAAAAAACATTTGACTCACCAATATCTGGAAAGCCAGCTACTCTAATTGGCTGGGTTGAGTCATCAGATATAAACAAGTCAAAAGAAATAGATAAGATTCTTGCTTCATTCAAGAAGACAAGATTAGCGTTGCCTGATACACAAATAGCAAAACAGGCAAACGTAGAAGGAGGTAATGAAGTGTCAGACGTACAAAATGAGACAGTAATTGAAAAATCTGTAGACGTACTAGAAGAAGCACCAGCTGTTGAAGCTGTTGTAGAAGCTATTGTAGAAGATGCTCCTGTAGCAGAAGCTGCAGTAGTAGACGCTCCTGCCGACTCCGTTGAAGAAGCAGCCACAGCAGAGGTTGATACACCTGATTTTGCAAAAATGTTGGGCGACCTAAAAGGCTTTTTCTCGGACACACTTTCAAAGGCTACAGAGGCAAATGCTGCACAAGTTTCACAGATCAAAGAATCTGTTGAAGCATTCAGCAAGAATGTCGATGTTAGAATTTCAGAGTTAGCAGAGAAGCACAGCGCACTAAGCGCAGCAGTAACAGAAATAAAGGGCACTATTGACGGTGTTCAGAAGCGTGTTGATGCCGTAGAAGGCGAAACAGCAATTAAGAAGTCTTCAGACCTCGGCGGGTCTGAAGTAGTAACAAAATCTAAATCAAAATGGAACGGTTCTTTCCTCGGTTCCGTAAATGAAATCTTTAACTAAAAAGGTAGGTGAAATAAATGAGTAATGAATTATTAGAAAAGGCAGCAGCAGCAGGTACAACAATCGCTGGTGGACCACAGTCCGCTAACGGTACCTTCGCATCTGCAACAGGTGGTTCAGGAGATCACGTTGCGTCAGAAAATGGCAACGGTGGTGTTCTAAACCCAGAGCAGTCAGCAAGATTTTTAGATTATATGTTCGACGCTACCGTAATTGGTAAGGTTGCACGTACGGTCCGAATGAAGTCTGATACAACAGAGATTGACCGCATGTCAGTTGGTGAGAAGCTTGTTAAGCTTGCAACTGAAGCAGAGAACACAGGCGTTAACGCACCAGTGACATTCTCAAAGATCTCTCTAACAACAAAGAAGCTTCGTTTAGATTGGGAGCTTTCAACTGAGTCACTAGAAGACAACATTGAAGGTGCTGATCTCGAAGATCACATTGCCAGAATGATGGCAACACAAGCTGGTAACGACATTGAAGATCTTCTTCTAAATGGCGATACAGCACTATCATCAGATGCACTTTATAAGTCATTTGACGGTGTAGTTAAGAAGGCAAAGGCTAACGGTCACGTTGTTGATGCAGCTGGTGCGGGAATTTCTCGTGCAGTGTTCAACTCAGCTCTTAAGGCTCTTCCACGTAAGTACAAGCAGCGTCGTACAGACCTCCGCTTCCTATCAGGTTCAAACTTGATCCAGGATTACTTATACTCAACATCACAGAACATCCAGAACGTTAACCCACAAGATATTGCTTCAGGCATCATCCGTGGTGAGGTTGCACCAGTTTCTGGTCCTGCAGGATATGTAGCTCCATACGCATTTGGTATTCCAATCGTTGAAGTTCCACTTCTTCCAGAAGTTCAGACAGGCTCATACTCAGGAGCATCAGGTTCACACGGTGACATCCACTTGACATTCCCAAATAACGTAGTTATTGGTATCAAGCGTGACGTTACAGTTTACCGATTCTTCTGGCCACGTAAGGACTCAATCGAGTACACAATGTATACTCGTGTTGGCGTTCAAATCGAGCAGGCAGACGCTTGGGTTGTTGTAAAGAACGTTAAGGTTGCTTCTTAATTAATTTAAGAATTAAACCACAGAAAGGCCCCCAATTAATTTTGGGGGCTTTTCATTTTAATTGACTAATGCTATAATTAAATGACCTACAAGAAGGAGAAATAAATATGTCGTTTGACACATTAAAAGTAGCCGAATTAAAAACAATAGCCGAAGATTTTGCGGTAGACACAGATGGCCTTAAAAATAAAAAGGATATCATAGCTGCACTTGCAGAAGAAGGAGTTACCTATTCAGTATATGCAAAGACATTGCAGACACTAGAAGAGGCAGCAGAAGAAATTGAAATTTTACCAAAGTTTGATCCAAAAGCACAGACAGAGGATTCAGTATTGGTACGTATGACAAGAGCAAACTTTAGATACGATATTCATGGATACACATTTACAAATGATCATCCATTCGTAGCAATGTCTGAAGAAGATGCTCAAAAAATCTTTGATACAGAGGAGGGTTTTCGTTTAGCCACACCAAAGGAAGTTCAAGACTTCTATAACTAAACGAAACGTTATATATGGCAGAAGTATATAAGAACAGCAACGCACCAGCGTCTACTAAAATTTTTTGGGGTGGCGCTATTGTTGATGCCGAAGGTGATGTACGTGTAGACATATATGACATAACTGAAGACCCAGGAATTTTGCCATCTATTAACCCAGCGACACCAATACTTACAAATATATTGGCGTCAAAGTCTGAGGTTGATTATGGATCATATCAAATTAATATTCCATACTCAATAACAAATAGAGACAAGAGTCTAAAGCTTGTCTGGAAGTATCAGATGAATTCAACCAATATACAGCATGAAACATTTGTTAATGTTGTAACGCCATATGCTTCTCTTGCTGAAGTTATTGAGGACCTTGGTCTTGGAACAGATCCATCTGACCCAATGTATAAAAGCTATCATGAATTAGTTATGGCAGAAAAATTTGCCCGTAAAGTAATTGAAAGCTATACAGGACAAAGATTCTATTTGTACGATAGCACTGAATCTATATACGGATCAGGTTCTGATGTTTTGCCATTGCCATTTAAAATTAATGCATTGCATGAGTTATATGGAAATGATATAAAGCTTATAGACAATATAAATGAAGAAACAAACTGGGTATTTAATCCAATAATTTCTGAGACAGGTTTTGGATTAAGAATAGATAGAACCAATACTCTTGACAACATAACATACAGTGCAAATGGATTAATCCCGCCATCAATTAATGACACATATCACGGAGCTTTCCAGAAAGATGTTAAGTATCGTGTTCAAGGAAAATTTGGCTGGGCGGAAGTACCAGACAATGTTGAGCAGGCAGCTATCCAATTAATAGGAGACTATTTCTCTAAGGATAGGGTTTGGACAAATAAGTACCTAAAGAATATTAAGACATTTGACTGGCAGTTTGAATATGCATCAGATGCTTACAGAGGAACTGGTAATGCCTATGCAGATCAGCTACTCTACCCATATGTCATAAGCAGCATGGTTGTTATATAATGTTAGACCTTATAGACTCAATACTGGTAATGAGATTGGATCTATACAGACAGTCTGATTCACAAGACCCAAACACTGGGGCAATATTAAAATCTTGGAATTTTTATAAAACATTAGATTGCCACGCAAAAGGAATCATTAGCAACTCATCATCAAGTAGCACAAATGATAGGCAGGTATTTGGAAACAAATACACAAACCAGCAAATGATCCAGGTTAGAACGTCAGAAAGAATAACCTACAGAGAAAAAGTTACTAATATTCGTGATGCAAAAAACAAATCAATCTGGACAGAAATAGATTTCCCAACAGAAACCCCAACAGTTTTTGAGGTTGTTGGCTCAACTCCAATTACTGATCCATTTGGAAATGTGGTTGGATATAACACTACATTATCAAGGTCGGAGAATCAGCAAATTGGCATCTAATAATGTAGCGCTATTACAAGCAGCCAGCGGTTTAGAAAGACTTATGGTTGGCACCCCAACAAAAGGAACAATTAGAGATAGCAATGTCGCACAGATATCTGCATTCTTATATTACCAAGCAAATGTAATGGCAGAACTAGAAGCAAATGAGGCATTTAAATCTTTGTTTAAACATACATTATTTAAGCAAATAGATAAAGACTTTGGGCAATACATAGACGCATTGTCTAGAACAAAGCCAAAAGCATTTCACCATGTTTATGAATGGGGTAAAGCAGGAAAGCCAGCAGCAAGACTTTTTAAATTAAGAACAATTGATACAACAGGACTTTCTTTTAAAATAGATTTTGATTTTAAATTATCTAAGACTTCTGTCCCATCAAAGAATGTAAAACAAAAGAAGAAATATATATTTGAAAATAAGGCTTCTGTCATGGAAGAGGGTATGCCCGTAATAATCCGTCCAAGGACCGCTGAGAGGCTTGTCTTTGAGATTGATGGTGAAGTAGTCTTTATGCCTAAAGGGGCCTCAGTGACCGTCAAGAGCCCTGGAGGAAGGGCTTCTACAAACCAGTTCAAACTTGCCTATAGTATATTCTTTAGCGGACAGCTTGTTAATGAATCAATTAAGAATTCTGGCTTTCAGCAAATCTTTGGATCTAAGATTACAAGAGCCTTGGCAGTACCACTGAATATTAAAAAAGTTCAATATTCTTTCTCCCCAAACAATGTAAGGCGGCAGGCAGATATGGCATTAACACAATCATTTGGAGGGGTACTATGACAAAATATAAAGTAGACTCAATATACGAAATAAGAAAATACCTATGGAAAGAGCTAACTGAATCTGGCGTGTTTGATGCCAATGATTATTACAGTGATAATCTTGGCCAAGAAATAATACCTATTATTCCAGTACAGCAACAGCCAGAACTTAATCAATTTTTAAGCGGGAAAAAGCATATAGTCTACGATAAGATAGGCTTAACCTATGAAGACATATGGCTATTGTCTTGCGAAAAGATTATATTTACAATATATGCAATTGACGTGGCAGATATAAATGAGGTCAGGAACCTGATGCTAGACGCATTTAGAAGAATGGACGATTCGGCTAAAGATGTAAATGAGTTCAAATCAGAGAACAATTTAATATTTCATAATACCATGATACTGGAAGCCTCAGCC